GTATGACAATGTTCTCATGTGTACGATGAGAGGTCGTGCAGGTCAACTAGTGGGTCAGGGGTTTTCTGGAAAGAAATCTCAGATGGGTGTCAAGATGTCTAAGAATGTCAAAAAGATTGGATGTATGAATCTTAAGACATTAATTGAGGGAGATAAATTAGATATCAAAGATTATGATACCATTAGTGAACTGACTACATTCATTCAAAAAGCAAATTCATTTGAAGCTGAAGATGGTTGCAATGATGACCTTGCAATGTGTCTAGTAATTTTTGCTTGGTTAATTGCACAACCTTATTTCAAAGAGATGACGGACAATGATGTTCGTAAGAGACTATATGAAGAACAAAAAAATCAAATAGAACAAGACATGGCTCCTTTTGGATTCATTTCAGATGGCCTTGATGGCGGAGAAAGTTTTATTGATGAAGATGGAGATCGTTGGCATGTTGATGAATATGGGGATAAGTCATATATGTGGGATTACCAATAAATGGACTTCGATGATCAGTTTGAATTAGAACACTTATTTTTAACTGAACGTAAATGTAGAGTTTGTGGAGAAATTAAAGATCTCATAGATGGATATTATTTGACCAGAAAGGGTAGAGGTGATATAGCATCTGCATATTCTTATGAGTGTAAAATATGTACAATAAAAAGAATAAAACAAAGTAGAGGTGGTAATAAGTCTACTAATAAATGGGAATATCCAGACTGGTAGGTTGTTCATTGGCGGTTTCCCCATTATAAAGTAATCAAATAATAAATATTTGTAGTCAAGTTGAAACTCTAGACATGTCGCTAAACTTAGTATCACCAGGCATAAAGGTAAGGGAGATTGATCTTACTGTAGGTAGGATAGATGCAATAAATGAACAGGTCGGAGCTATTGTAGGTCCTTTCCAAAAGGGTCCAGTAGATGTTCCAGTTCTTATTGAAACAGAAAAAGATCTATTAAACACCTTTGGAAAGCCATTAAACAATAATAACCAATATGAGTATTGGTTATCTGCGTCTTCATATCTTTCATATGGAGGTATCTTAAGAGTAGTTAGATCTGACTCTAGTCTATTAAAGACTGCACATCATCCTGTTTCATCTCCAGTCAGTTTAAAAATTAAAAATCAAGAAGATTATAATAATAATTATTCATCTTCTACTGATTGGATTTTCGCTGCTAAAGATCCAGGATCTTGGGCAAATGGTTTAAAAGTTTGTACAATTGATGCTGCAGCTGACCAAAGAATTGCAATTGGAACTTTTGGAATTTCCGTAGGATATGGTATAACTTGCGGAGTTACAACCAGTTATGCAACTTCTGCAGGAACAGTTGAAACTTTCTTTGGTTACATAAAAGGTATAGTAACACAAGTTAATAAAGGTAATATTGATGTTAAAATTGTAAGTAAAACGGATCTAGTTACTGGAGTAACTACTGAGGTTTCATACAACACTTCATCATTAAATAGAATTCCTTCTGGAGCTGGTCAATACTATCAAGCATTCAATAATGTAGGAACCGCCACATCATTAGAGAAGTATAGACTTGAAGATAATGCTACTATTGGAATAGGTTCTACAACTATAACTGCACCAGCTAGTGTACTTTCAGATATTTCAACAAATAGTTTAATTTCTGTAGGTGATTTAATTCAAACTCTTAATGGAACTTTGGCTGCAAGGGTTACGGGAGTTTCTACAACACAAATTTTAATAAGTAGTGCATCTCCAGTTTCATTTGCATCAACAACATTAGTAGTTAGATATACTAAAAATGTTGTTGACAATACATTAGCTTATGGTGAAGGTCTTTTCACAAAAGCAACTAATACATCTGTTGACTGGTATGATCAACAAACATTAGGATTAACCAATTCTGTTGTTTATTGGAAGTCCATAGCTCCAAAACCAGGAACGTCTCAATATTGTGCTGAGCGTGGAGGAAAAAATGACGAAATTCATGTTGTTGTTGTTGATGATGCTGGATCTGTAACTGGAGTTTCTGGGAACGTTTTAGAAAAATATACAAATTTAAGTAAAGGTTTGGATACTAAAATTTCTCCTTCCGAAAATATTTTTTATAAAAATTATTTGGCAAATTCATCTAGTTATGTATTCGCTGGAACTAGCGATTCATTAAATGGACTTAGTTTTACAGCTCTTAATGGGTATGTCCAAACTAGTGGTGGAACGATTGCTTGGGGTCAAAATTGCACAGGAATAAATTTCGGATCTTCTGGAAATAAATCATATTCATTAGCACATGGTTATGACTATTCTTCCGCAACTGGAGGAATGGCACTTTCCTTATCGGATGTATTGGCTTCTTATGAAATTTTTAGAAATCCAGCAGAATATGATATCAATTTCTTAATTGCTGGTCCTGATGGAGGAAGTACCATATTTGAATCACAAGCAAAAGCTAACAAAATAATTGATATTGCTGAATCTAGAAAAGATTGTATCGCTTGTATTTCCCCAACAAGAAATGCTATAATTAATGCATTAAACACTGATGCACAGACCGCAAATATTATTACTTTCTTTGATTCTGTTACATCTTCTTCTTATGCAGTGTTTGACTCAGGTTATAAGTATATGTTTGATAGATTTAATAATGAATTTAGATATGTACCATTAAATGCAGATATTGCAGGATTAATGGCAAGAACATCTATCAACAATTATTCATGGTTCTCTCCAGCTGGAGCTGCAAGAGGTGTGATCAACAATGCTATTAAACTTGCTTACAATCCTTCTCAAGCACAAAGAGATCTTCTCTATCCTAAGAGAATTAACCCAGTAATCTTCTCTCCTGGATCCGGAATTATTCTTTTTGGTGATAAGACTGGCCTTTCAGTTGCAAGTGCCTTTGACCGAATCAATGTTCGTCGTTTATTCTTAACTGTTGAAGAGACTATTTCCAGAGCAGCAAGAGCTCAACTCTTTGAATTTAATGACGTTATTACCAGATCAAACTTTGTAAATATCGTTGAACCATATCTTCGTGATGTTAAGTCAAAGAGAGGTATTACCGATTTCCTAGTTGTTTGTGATGAATCAAACAACACCCCAGACGTGATTGACTCAAATCAATTTAGGGCTGATATTTTCATCAAACCTGCAAGATCAATTAACTTCATTGGTCTCACTTTTGTCGCTAATAGAACTGGTATTAGCTTTGAAGAGGTTGTTGGAACCGTTTAATTTTTCTAAAACATCAATCCCTACAGAGGTAGAAACAAATGGCATTTTCAAATACTCCAAGTTTTAGCTCCAGAACTTTAGAAGACTTTAAAGCAAGATTAATTGGTGGAGCAGCTCGTCCCAACCTTTTTGAAGTTGAATTAACTTTCCCTTCATTTGCAACTGATACAACTACTACAGGAGATACGGATCAAACTAGAACCGTAAGTGAACTTTCTAGATTTATGATTAAAACTGCAAATCTTCCAGCATCAAATGTTGGTGTAATTGAAGTTCCTTTTAGAGGAAGAACTTTAAAAATTGCAGGTGATAGAACCTTTGATGTTTGGACAATTACAGTCATTAATGATGTTGACTTCTCTATTAGAACTGCTTTTGAAAAGTGGATGAATGCTATTAATAAGCACGATGATAACTCTGGATTAATCAATCCAGCTCAATATCAAAAAGATGCAGTTGTAAAACAGTTTGGTAGATCTTCAGTAGCATCTGCAAATTCTAGTGTAACTTCTCCAGTTGCAACTGGACCTGGAGATGCAATTCCTGTTCTGAAAGCCTACAAGTTTTATGGAATTTTCCCAACCTCAGTTAGTGCAATTGATCTATCATATGATTCTACCGATTCAATCGAAGAATTTACTGTAGATCTTCAAGTTCAATGGTGGGATGCTCTAGATTCTGCAGGTACAACTCAATTAGGTACAGATCCCCAAGTTTTGAACCCTCTATAAATAATAGAAAGATAGTTAACACTTGAGTGATGCCTAAATTATTTGGTTTTAAAATCCAAGCTTCGGAGGACGATGGATCAAAAAAATCCATCGTCTCTCCTGTTCCGGAGAATCAAGAAGATTCTTCGGATTTTTATGTTGCGAGTGGATTTTATGGACAGTATGTTGATATTGAGGGAGTTTATAAATCCGAATACGATTTAATAAAAAGATACCGTGAAATGGCGATACATCCAGAAGTAGATGGAGCCATTGAAGATATTATTAATGAAGCAATCGTATCGGATCAAAATGATTCTCCAATTCAAATTGATCTACAAAATGTCCCAGCATCTGATAAGTTAAAACAGATAATTAGAGATGAATTTAAATATATCAAAGAAATTTTAGATTTTGATAAAAGATGTCATGAAATTTTAAGAAATTGGTATGTTGATGGAAGAATTTATTATCATAAAGTAATTGATTTAGAAAACCCACAAGAAGGGATCAAAGAACTTAGATACATTGATCCCATGAAAATCAAACTTGTTAGAAAAATTAAGAAAGATGGAAAGCAGGTTTTAAATCCATCTTTCATGGTAACTGATGGCCGAACATCAAATAATAATATGGGTACTCCTGAAGTTGAGGAGTTTTATGAATATGACCCAAATATTAGAGGAACTGGAGCTGGTCAGAACACTAGTAATTTCAAAAGTGCAGTAGGCGGAGCTGCAAGAATTTCTAAAGATGCAATTACATATGTACACTCTGGATTAGTAGATAGAAATAAACAGGTTATTCTTTCATATCTTCATAAAGCAATTAAGGCACTCAATCAACTTCGCATGATTGAAGATTCTCTGGTTATTTACAGATTGTCTCGTGCTCCTGAAAGAAGAATCTTCTACATCGACGTAGGTAATCTACCAAAGATTAAAGCGGAACAGTATCTTCGTGATGTTATGACTCGTTATCGTAACAAACTTGTTTACGATGCAAACACTGGAGAAATCCGTGACGATAAAAAAATGATGGCGATGCTTGAAGATTTTTGGCTTCCTCGCCGTGAAGGTGGAAGAGGAACAGAAATTACTACTCTTCCTGGTGGACAAAATCTAGGTGAACTCGCTGACATTGAGTATTTCCAGAAAAAACTTTTTAGAGCTCTTGGAGTTCCAGAGTCACGTTTAGCTGGAAGTGGTGGATTCAATCTTGGTCGTTCATCTGAAATTTTGAGAGATGAAATTAAATTCACAAAATTTGTTGGAAGGATGAGAAAGAGATTTTCATATCTCTTTACCGATATGTTGAAGACTCAATTGATTCTTAAAAATATTGTAACTCCAGAAGATTGGAAAGTCCTTTCC